ATGGAGTTTCTACTATTTGGAGCAGAGAGGGCAACCAGCGGTTTGAGGGTGATCCGATTGACAAGCTTGCCGCCTACGAGGACGCTGAGGAACAAGGACGGCTGGTGGTGCTGCCGTGCAAGGTGGATGATACAGTTTTTTGGGTAAGCGAACATGGCGACAAACCAACGATTCTAAAAGGAACTCTTGGAAACTTTTACATTGACGACAGAAAATGTGAACTTTGGGCTTATGTACGCTATGAAAACGGGCTGAGATACCACCACAAATGCGATGCGTTTTTCGGTAGAACCGTATTCCTCACCAGCAAAGAAGCAGATGCCGCACTTTTGAGAGGAGAATAGAAACTATGGAAAAAGAAATCGGAAAAAAAGCATACCTTCAGAAGGCTGAAGCAGAAATAATCAGGATCGCCGGTGAGGCCGGTGCCAAGGCTGCCCTTGAAGCATTCAATAGGGAGAAGCAGCGCGCGGCGCAGGAGCGCCGGGACTGGCGGCTGCGCTGGACGGAAAGGTTGCCATGCAGGACGCCTTGCTGGACGCCCTGAAGGCGAGAATAAAGAACGTGAGAGGAGGCGCAGCATGATTACAAAAGCGGACCTGCTGCGGTGCTGGACAATCTCCGGCGAGTGCAGGAGCATTAGAAATCGCATAGAGCGGCTGCGGGCGGCTATGGAGTGCGCTACGTCGCAGATCAAGAAGATCCCCGCAAAACGCACGCGAAAGGACAAGCTGGGGGTGCAGATCGCCAAACTGGACGAGTTGGAGCGGAGCTTGGTCGAACGCGCCATTGCACTGGAGGAGATATGCAAAAAGATTGACGCCTGGGCTTATGACAACCTTACGCCGACGCAGGCCTTGATAATCCGTTTGCGGTATGCGGACAGGCTCCCCTGGTGGATTGTGGCGGATAAATCTAACTACTCCGTAAGGCATTGTACACGCATTCATGGGGCGATTTTAGAAAAAATATCGTAATTTTGAAAAGATGTCCAACAATGTCCATGTTTTTTGTGCTATTATGGTACTGTAAAAAGGTGTAGACAAGGCGTGTCCCAAGAGCGGGCGCGCTTTTTTATCGGCTGAAAGGAGGCGGTGAACGTGGCAAGGTTGTCGGAGCGGCATAAGCGGTTTGCTGAGGAATACTTGATAGATCTAAACGCTACGCAGGCCGCCATCCGTGCAGGGTATAGCGCGGCAAGCGCGAGTACGCTTGGAGAGCGGGCGTTGAAGAATGTTGATGTTCGCGCGCACATAGATCGTGCGCTGGCAGAAAGGTCGAAGCGCACAGGTATAAATCAAGATCGTGTGCTGGCCGAGCTGGCAAAAGTCGCCCTTTATAACGCCGCCGATGTAATTGGCTTGAACAATGCCGTTGTCCTTAGTGGAGCCGACAGGGATGACACCGCGGCAATTTCATCCGTAAAAGTAAAAGTTTCGGCCAATGGGGATGTGGAGAGAGAGGTTCGTCTTGCTGACAAACTCAAAGCCTTGGAGCTGTTAGGAAAGCACATCGGTATGTTCCCGAACGATAACAAATTGCAGCTCGTCGGTGCGCTGCCTGTGCAGATTATCGACGACGTTCCAAGAGAACAGTGATATCGCTAAAAGAACAGATTGCGCCGTCGTTTTATTCGGTGCATGCCGATATCGTGCGCGCCGGGCACTCGCATTATTGGCTGCCCGGTGGCCGTGGATCCACGAAGTCATCGTTTGCCAGCTTAGAGACAGTGTTCGGGATAATGCGGGACGCAGGACTCGGCATACAGTCTCATGCTGTTGTGCTTCGTCGTTACGGCGTAGCTATGCGTGAGTCGGTGCTGGCGCAAGTTGAATGGGCGATAAACAAGCTCGGCGCTTCCCATCTATGGGACATACGTGTGAGTCCGATGCAGGCGGTGTATCGCCCGACAGGCCAGCGCATTATATTCCGCGGCGTGGACGATGCGACCAAACTAAAGTCAATCAAGGTATCCATTGGCGAGATACGGTATGTGTGGCTTGAGGAGCTAACAGAGTTTGAGGGAGCGGAGAAGGTACGGTCCCTCCTGCAGTCCCTCGTCAGGTCAGACGGTCGCGTCATTGTGTTTTACACATATAACCCGCCAAAGGCTATTCGCAGTTGGGTGAATGTTGACGTGCAGCAGGCGCGTCCAGACAGGCTGGTGCACCGCAGCGATTATTTATCTGTGCCGCCTGCCTGGCTCGGCCAGCAGTTCATTGCGGATGCAGAGCATCTGAAAGAGGTAAACCCTACAGCATACGCACATGAGTATCTTGGCGAGGTAACAGGTACCGGCGGAGAGGTGTTCACCAATTTAACATTGCGTGAGATCACAGATGACGAAATAGCGCAGTTTGACCGTATTCGCAACGGTCTTGACTGGGGATACGCTGCGGATCCGTTTTGTTATGTGCGCATGCACTATGACAAGACCCGTCGGCGGCTTTATTTGTTCTATGAGGTTTACCAGCTGCGGCTATCGAACCGGAAAGCAGCTGAGCTGTTGCAGCCCATTGTGGGTCGCGAACTGGTGGTGTGTGACAGTGCAGAGCCAAAGAGTATTGACGATATACGCGATCTTGGCATAAACGCACAAAAGTCGATCAAGGGCCGCGACAGCCGGGACTATGGAATCAAGTGGCTGCAAGACTTGGAAGAGATCATAATTGACCCGGTGCGCTGCCCGAATGCGGCGCGGGAGTTTGGGGCGTACGAGATAGGGCGCGACCGAGACGGGAATCTTTTAGCGCGGTTCCCGGAAGAGGACGACCACAGCATAGACGCGGCCAGGTATGGGTGCGGTGACGATATGCAGCGGCCACGCATGCGGGTTCTGCAATGAGGTGACTAAATGGCGATTGTAACAAGAACGGACGTTATCCGCGCAATCATAGAGGGCAATGCGCCTATGTCATTGGCCGAAATTGTAACCACCGAAATTAACGAATGGGTGGGCAGTGAGCGGTACAGGGGCATGCAGGCGGCGGATGAATACTATGGGAATCGCTCTGATGTCCAGAGAAAGAAAAAGACCATTGAGAACGTAAAGCGCAGCAATACGAAGCTGGAACACTCCATATTCCGCAAGTTGGTCGACCAAAAGACAAACTATTTGCTGTCTAAAAAGTTCTCTATCGCCAGCGATAGCGAGACATACGCGGCGGCGATCAATGAGATATTCGACGATGGCGCCCGTAGGATCGTAAAGGCCTGGGGCCGATCGGCCATTAAATCCGGAATAGGCTGGCTGCATCCGTCACCCTCTGACGGAAAGCTGAAATTCAGAGGGATTCCCGGATTGCGCGCTATCCCGTTTTGGAGAGACGAAGAACACACGATCCTCGATGCTTTAATTATTTTTTATAAGCAAGATGTGTATGTCGGGCGCGAGCAGAAAAAGATTACCAGAGCGGAGTTTTGGAGCGCAACTGGGGTTGAGTATTTCGTACGTACCGAGGACAATGGTCAGTTCAAAATCGACTATGAGAAGGGGGTGCGTGAAGACCACCTTACTCTGAATGGGAAGCCGTATAACTGGGAGCGTCCGCCATTCGTGGCATTGAAGTATAACGAGGACGAGTGGTCACTGCTTCGCTTTGTAAAAGAGCTTATCGATGATGTTAATTGGCAAACGTCTGTAACGGCGGATACTCTGCGGGATATCTCCCTGTTCATCTACGTGTTGCGCGGGTATGGCGGCGAAGATTTGGCCACATTCATATCGAAGCTGCAGAGTACGCTTGCCATAGACGTGAGCGCAGAGGGCGGGGTAGAAAAGTTGACCGCAAACGTTGACATAGGCGCCGTAACAGCGCTCCTTGCCCAGCACAGAAGAGATATCTATGACTATGCTCGGTCAGTCGATACGCAGGATCCGAACCTAGGGAATGCGTCCGGCCAGGCGTTGAAGTTCCGATACGCTGATCTGGACATGGACGCGAATGATCTGGAACAGGAAATGCTGGCGGCGTTCGAGGTGTTGAAGATTTACATTGACGGATATTTGCAGGCGACCGGAAAGGGTGATTTTACAAAAGACACATTCACGGTCACCTTCAACCGCGATATTATTGTTAACGAGCTTGACGCAATTACAATGTGTCGTGATTCTTCGGGGGTGATATCCAAGAAAACCATCATAGACAATCATCCTTGGGTAACAAACGTAGATGCGGAAATGGTGCAAATGGATAAAGAACGCGGTGGTGTGGATCCGTATCCCCGCCATCCGGTAGCATGACATGACCACGCAAGAATACTGGGATAAGCGTGCTGGGCAGCGTATGGACGCCGGCATGGCCGCCGCGGATGATGTGCTGCGACAGCTTAATGTCGCTTATGAGCGCGCCATACGTGAAGTGCAGGACGACATCCGCCGCATATACGAGCGGTACGGCTCCGAGTATAGCCTGTCTTATGCGGACGCCATACAGGAGATCGCTACAAGCGATTATAGAGAGTGGCGCATGACCCTTGCCGAGTATGCCGAACGCATAAACGTGACTGGCGATGCAGACTTGCTTCGTGAGCTTGATATTCTGTCGGCCCGTAGCCGTGTGACTTGTCTGGAACAGCTGGAAACGTCCATAAAGGTGCATGTAGCGGAGTTAAATAATAAAGGTCAGTCGCTCGTGGGAGAGCTGCTGTCAAACACGTACAGAAGCACCTATGAAGACGCAAGCCTAAATGGCAGGTTTTCCAGTGTTTTATCGATGTTGTCACCGGATGTTGTGGCCCATGCGATCGCCCAGCCGTGGAGCGGATACACATGGAGCGAGCGCATTTGGCGAGATAATCAGATTATTGGGGAGGAATTAAGGCACACTCTCACAAACGGGCTTATTCGAGGCGCTGATGTTCGGGAAATGACGTCCTCAATCCGCAATGCGATCAATCCAAAACGCGATGAGGGCGATCGTCAGATCACACGCTACGAAGCAGAGCGCATTGTCCGCACCGAGACGGCGCACACTGTCGGACAGGCGGAGCTGCAAAGCTACATCGATGATGGTATTGAACAATACAGATGGTTGATAGCGAGCGACAGTCGAACGTGTAAAATCTGCAGTCCGATGAACGGAGAGGTTTACAATGTCGCGGATGCCGATGTTGGCGTCAACTACCCGCCAAAGCACCCGAATTGCCGGTGCACCACGGTAGCGCACTTTGGTAGCGCAGCAGAAAAAGAGTTTGCATATGGCGGTGTTTATGATATAATTAACAATGATCCCAGCGTGGCAAGACCGTTTCCCGTGTTGACGCCGGACGGCGAGATCACAACGCTTACCGAGGGGGCCCGGATTCAGAACGCTCAGACAATCGCCGGAAAGGGAAGCAAGAACAGTATCCGTGAAATTGACAGTCTTCTCAAAGTATTCGGTGGTAATCGGGACGACTGGGAAAAGCGCAAAGGAATCGGCACGGTCTTGATTGATGGAGAGGAATACACGGCCGAGATTCATTGGTATTA